TTTAAAACGGCAGGAAGCCGCGCTTCGCGACTTCACAAAGCAGACGGGGCTTGCGCGTGACAGAGCGCGAGAGCAGGCATATGGGTTTAATAAATCCGTATCGCAAAAGGCGGTATTTGCCGAAAAAGTAAGCGTTGGCAATCAGCGTCGGGCATCTGAAATTATTCAAGTATTGCCAAAAGAAAAAGGCGATACCTTTAAACCCGAAAATTTAGTGAAGGGATTGAAAAAATCTGATGTTGGTAAGGAAACATTAGAATATATTATTTCCGAAAATATTGATGTGCAGGTCAATTACAACCCCGAAATAACACGAAATGGATTATTGGGATTATCCCGCGGAAAACACGTTGACATATTCGGATTAAACACAAAAACCAAAAATGAAACCGTAAAAACAATTATACATGAAATCACGCATGTTAAATATGATATTGGAGAATGTCAGTGGGCAGAAGCCGTTTGCGAAACGCGAGCTTTACAGCATGAAAAAGGAATATTGACGATTCGGGATAAAAGGAATATAATTAAGGAAATTAAGAAAAACTATCCTGATATGAAATGGAGGAATCGACGTGACTGAGCATGAAAGCATATTGGTATTTATTGCAGAATACTTAGATGGAAAAAATCCGCCTTGTCCCGAATGTGGATATGTTCGCCACGATGAAGAACCCAAAAAAATCTCCTATTTCCGATGCGAAAAATGCGGATTTAAAATAAATATAAATTGATTCATCAGAGAAGCACCTGAAAAAACAGGTGCTTTTTTCATGCCTATTTTTAATAATTACAGCGTCTTTGTGAGTGCAAAGGCGCTGTTTTTATATCACTTTTGACAACCGAAGTCGTAAAAAATCGGAGCGCAAGGGATGCAACCCCGTACAAAAGCGTAGCGTGGAAAGGAAATCTCATGAAAAGAGAAGATTTGGTTGCTTTGGGTCTCTCGGACGATGCCGTAATTGACAGAATTATGGAAATCAACGGCAAAGACATTGAACACCACAAAACAACCGCAGAAGCCTTTAAAGCACAGCTGAAAGAAGCCAAAGACACGTTGAAATCCTTTGACGGAGTGGATGTTTCCGACCTCAAGGGGCAGATTCAGAAGCTGACAGGCGATTTAGCGGCGCAGGAAACCGCCTACAACCAAAAAATCGCCGATATGGAGTTCCACAGTCTTTTGGACGGGCAAATTTCAGCGGCAAAGGCGAAGAATGTCAAGGCGGTCAAAGCTTTGCTTGACGTGGACGCACTGCAGAAAAGCCAAAACCGCGACGCGGATATTCAAGCCGCATTGGAAAGCGTCAAAACGGACAACGGGTATCTGTTCGACGACGGCAACCCCGTGCCGAGCGTGACCGTGCCGAGTGTTCCTGCGCCCCAAAAACCCACCGACGCGGCGTATATGGACGCTTTCTACAAAAACAATCCGTTTTATCAACAGTAAGAAAAGAGGTTAAAAATTATGTCAGTAAAATACAATGAACAGTTCGTTGACGAAAAATATTCGTCCATTTTAGAGCCGAATCTATACTACGGCTCTGTTTTCGTGCCCGGTGTCACCTTCACCGACAAATATCAAATCGGACCTGCGGGCGGCATTTACGTGCATAAACTTTCCACCACCGCGTGCGAAGTCGGCACCCCCGGGCGCGACTTCACCGATGAGGAAACCAAAGACACGCTGATTCAGATTGTGATGAACAACAATTATCAGAAATCCAAAAAGATTTACGGCGTGCAGGCCGCCGCCTGCGGCATCGCTTTGGCGAATGAGAATCTCGCCGCCACCATTAAAGAAGCGCGCGAGGGCTGGCAGATGTCAATGCTCGCCTGTCTCGTCAACGAGGGTACGGCGGCAAGCGATACAACCGCGCCCACCGTGGAAAATCTGAAAGAAATTCTTATCAAGGCGCGTCAGCAGATTATCACCGCGAAAGGCTCGGCAAGCGTCGTGCTTTGCTCCCCCGAATTTTACAGCCTGATTCTGCTGGCGGCGGGCAAGGACTTTACACCGTCTATGAATGACCGCATCAACGCGTCGGGCAACGTCGGCGTATGGCTCGGCTTTACCTTCGTGGAATGCGCGGGCGCGGCGGCAACAAATGCAAAATACTACGACTATACAGGCAAGCTGAAAACCGTAAGCCTGTCGGGCTTTGACTTCGCGATGTACAACTACGAAACGCTTTCGGGCATTACGAACTTTGAAACCGCACGGCTTCGCGATGCGGAAAAATTCGTCGGCACACTCGCGCAGGTCGAAATGAACTCGGGCTTCCGCGTCACCAATCCCGTGCTGACCGCGATTCACAAGCACACCGTGTCCGCAGGGTGATGAAACAGAAAGGAGCGTCGGCGAATGCATTACAGCACATACGAGGAATATTTAACGCAGGGCGGCACGCTTCCCGAACAAGACTATGTAAAGCAAGCCGAAAAGGCGGCGCGGGAAATTGACCTGCAAACCTTCGGCAGAGCGCAAAAGCACCGTACCGAACTGCACGGCGCGCTCTCGCAGTGCGAATGTGCGCTCGTTGACGCTTTTCAATCTGCGGCAGTTGTACCCGTCGGCATCTCTTCAGAGGGCAACGATGGGTACAGCATTTCGTATTCCCAAAATGCAAACAGGGATTTCAAACGAATCACAGACGAAATTCTGACGCGCTACTTATTAGAGCCTGTCAACCTTTTGTTCGCGGGGGTGATGCCTTGTGATTTCCAATAAGGACGTCACCGTTATCAACGAATCGGGCGGCGCGTATTACGGCGTATGTTTGCGCGGCGTGTCCTTTATCGGCAAAACGGCAAGAACCGCCTCGGAGCAAGGGCTTATTTCGGCGGATTACTTCACCGTCCGCATACAAGAACAGTCGGTAAACGTCGGCGCATACGCCCGCCAAACCTTACATACGGAAAACGGCGAATGCTTAGAGAACGAAAACGGCTGTTATCTGGACTTGGAATGCTCCCGCGAACGCGTGCTTTTCCTGCCGCAGAAAACCATGATTGCCGTCGGCGCGGTCACGGACAGCGAATTGCAGGACGTCAAACGGCTTTTACGCACGCACGAGGTTTACACCGTGGTATCCGTCGGCGACAATCGACACGGCTCTCCCGCCGTGCGGCACTGGAGGGTGGACTGCAAATGAGCTATTCTTACAATAAAAAAACGAAGCTTGCAAAAATAACCACGCCGAAAGGTACAGTCGTACAGACGAGAACCGAAAAAGGCAAGGTCAAAGCCGAATTACAGTGGAATCCCGGGTTTTCCGCCAAATGGAACGGGAGAGCCGTATCGGCGCAGAAATACGTAGATACACAGGTTCTGCGGCTTTCCAGCCGATACATTCCCCTGCGTTCCTCGATGCTTCAAAAAAGCGGTATTCTCGGTACGGAAATCGGTTCGGGCGAGGTCGCTTGGATTGCACCGTATGCCAAAAAGCAGTATTACGAAACCGCCGACACGCGAAGCTATGACGCACAGCGCGGCGGGCATTGGTTTATCCGTATGAAAGCCGACCACGGTGCGGAAATCATTGCGGGCGCAAAGGAACGTATGGGAGGTAAAACATGAGCAAAATTCAAAAATTTCGGGAATTCATTCAATCCTGTCCGCTGATGGACGGGTTTGCGAAAATTCATATCGACTGGACGGACGCGAACGCGGGCAGTATCGGCATAATGCCGACGGGCGAAAGCGTTGTCGGGCGTATACAGGATGTTTGCGGCAATGTGACGCTTCGCAAGCAATACAATGTTTCGATATATGCTATGGAATTTACCATTGACGATGTTGTCCGACTGGAAACCTCGGGGTGGCTGGAGGACTTCACGGAATGGATTGAAGAACAGTCCGCAAAACGCTTGATTCCCGTATTCGGCGACAATCCCGACACGGAATACATGACCGCGCAGAACGGTATGCTGTTCGATATTTCGGACAACAACCGCACAGGGCGGTATCAGATTCAAATTCAATGCTTTTATGAAAAGCACCATCAAGTAAAGGAGCAAGATATTTTATGGCAGTAACTGCAACCATTGACGCGGGCAAAGCCGCCCGCAAATCCTACGCGCTGTTTTACGACGGCGCACAAACGCCCGAACTCATCGGCAAGGGCATTGAAGAACTGTCGATTGAACAGGGCGCAGACGTTTCCAAAGTCAACGATGTCACAGGCTTTACGGACGTTTCTCTGAACAGCTACGAAAAAACCACGTCGCTTGAACCGATTTACGTGACGGGCGGCAACGAGTTTTCCGAGTTTTTGGACGAGGCGGAGGAATACGAGCTGACGGGCGAAGATTTGGTAAAGCCGTTTATTCATGTAAAGTCCTATAAAAAGACGGCGGACGGCAAATACCGCGCTTGGCGGCAAAACGCCGTTGTCGAAATCACCTCATTCGGCGGCGACACATCGGGCGTACAGTGTCCCGCGACACTGCACTGGATGGGGGAACGCGAGCACGGTGTATTCGACCCCAAAACGAAAACCTTTACCGCAGATTCCGCTGTAAGCGAATAAGGAGGATTCCCCATGCCGCAAAGCATTCAGATTCAATCCGCAGAGGTTCGTGTACTCGTCAACGACGACCCGAACCGCGTGATTACGTTTAGCCCTGAGGACATTGCCTTTATTGACGCATTCTATGATTTAATCGGGGAATTCGACCGAAAAATCGAAGAATTCAAACAGCGCGAGCTTGTCCTGCGCAAAAACAAGGAAGTGGACAAATACGGGATTCCCGTCAGCACAAAGGAAGAAATTCAGCTGACAAAAGACCTGTGCGCCTATCTCCGCGAAAAGATAGATGCATTATTCGGCGCGGGTACGGCAAACACCGCCTTCGGCAAATCCAACACGCCCGATATGTTTGTACAGTTTTTCGACGGCATCACGCCGTTTATTCAGACGGCGCGGGAGAAGAAAGTACAGAAGTACACGGCGAAAGTCGCCGCATCGTCCGACGGTGTTTTGGAATGAACCCGCTGATTGACACCTTGCCGACAGCCGTCAGGGTGGACGGCGAAGTCTTTCCGATTCATGCGGACTACAAAACCTGCTTAAAAATCATGCTTGCGTTTGAGGACAGAGAATTGAATCTGTTTGAAAAGCAAAGTGTGATGTTAACGCTTCTGTTCGGGGAACGCATACCCGAAAACACGGCGGAGGCTTTGCGGCTTGCGGTGAAATTTTTAAACTGCGGCGAAGAATCCAGCGAAAAAGAGTCTGTCACAGAACACTGCGGCAGGCTCTTTTCCTTTGAAAAGGACACGCAATACATTCTGACCGCTGTCAATCAGACGCACGGCGTGAACTTAGAATGCGAAAATCCGCACTGGTGGAAATTCGTGTACATGTTTATGGATTTGAAAGAGGACTGCTTTTTCAACCGCATTTTGTATCTGCGCAGTCAAAAGCAGAAAGGCAAGCTGACCCCCGACGAGCGCAAAACTTGGGATAAAATGCGGGATGTTTTGGAGTTGGAAACCGAAAATCCCGCAGACGCAGACGAAAATCTGCAAGCATTTTTACAGGAACTGAACGGTGGTGAATAATCTATGGCTCTCGGGCAATATGACGGCTCGATTCGAATTGATACTACAATCGACAACAGCGGATTTGAAAAAGGCGTTGAACAGCAAACAGCCTCTTTAAAGTCGCAGGCGGCTAAACGGGCGGCAATATACAGAAAAGAGGGAATGTCTCAATCTGAAGCAATGAAAAAGGCTTGGAGTGAGATAGAGCGAACAAGCGTTTCCGCAACTTCCAATATCGCCAAACATCAAAAAAGCATCACCTCGAAAAATCTGCAATTTGGTAACAGTTTAAACAATGCGGGTGCCGTTTTAGAAAATCAAACGGTCAGCATTGGAAACAGCCTAAATAAAATAGGGCTATCCGTAAAGAAATTTGCTGCAACTATCGGCATTGCCTTTGGTTTAACAACGCTCATCAAATTCGGCAAAGAGGCAATCAACCTCGCGTCTGATATTGAGGAAGTACAGAACGTCGTCGACACGGCATTCGGCTCTATGTCGGGCATGGTGGAAGAATTTGCGGGCACGGCAATAGAAAAGCTTGGCATGTCCGAGCTTGCGGCAAAACAGACCGCCTCTACCTATATGGCAATGTCGAAAGGCATGGGCATGTACGGCAAAGAAGCTGCGCAAATGGCGATTGACGCGGCGGCGCGCACAGGCGATATTGCGTCATTCTACAATATGACGCAAAAGGAAGCCGACACCATGCTCAAATCGATTTGGACGGGTGAAACGGAATCCTTGAAGCGCATCGGCGTAGTCATGACACAGACGAACCTCGACCAATACGCACTGCAAAAAGGCTTCGGCAAAACGACTTCGGCAATGAACCAGCAGGAATTGACACTCCTGCGGTATCAGTATGTCATGGATAAAACCAATCTTGCCGCGGGCGACTTTGAAAAAACACAGGACAGCTGGGCGAACCAAACCCGCGTTTTGACCGAACGCTGGAAACAGTTTTTAAGCTTAATGGGTACGGGGTTAATTCAAATCCTTACCCCCGCGTTAAAATTCTTAAATCAGATGATGTCCGTTCTGCTTCGCTTCGCAGAAGCCTTTTCAAAGGTCACTGCGGCGATTTTCGGAAAACAGGCATTGAGTACCGCGCAGGGCGCGCAAAGCGCCGTATCGGGCGCGGCGGGCGCGACAGACGACTATGCGGACGCGGTTGCAAATGCGAAGAAAAAGCAGGACAAATTCCTTGCGGGCTTAGATGAAATCACTACGCTCAACGATCCGACCGCGACGGGGTCTTCCGCATCCTCCGCCCCTGCAGGCATCGGGGATTTTTCCATTCCCGAAATATCGGGGGAAATCGGCGGGGATGTGACGCTGAGTCCTGCGCTCCAAAAGGTGATAGATACCGTTACAGGATTTTTTGACAAGCTGAAGCAAATCGATTTAGAACCCGCAAAGCAGGCTTTATCCAATCTTGGGGAAGCACTAAAGCCGTTCGGCGAAACGATTGGCGAGGGACTTGCGTGGTTTTGGGACAATGTGCTTATCCCGCTCGGACAATGGGTCATAGAGGATGCCGTACCTGCATTTTTGAATTTACTTGCAGGGGCAATCAAAGCCCTCACGCCAATTATCGAAGGCGGAAAAGAAGGATTTATATGGCTGTGGGATAACTTTTTGAAGCCTATGCTTTCTTTTGCGGCAGACAATTTTATCGCATTTTTACAAACACTTGCAGACAAATTGACCAAAGTCGGTGAATGGTTTGAAGAACATCCGTGGATTGCTGAATTTCTCGGCACAACAGCCGCCATCCTTGCGACGGTAGCCGTATCGGTAGGCGTAGTGCATAAAGCAATTGCGGTTGCACAGCCGATTCTAAATGCATTTTTGGCATTTTGGTCTGCATTGAATTTAAAAACAATTTTAATCGTTGCGGCTATTGCCGCGGTTATTGCAATTATCGTCCTCTGTGTCAAGCACTGGGATGAAATCAAGGAAGCCGCCGCAAAGGCGTGGGACTGGATAAAAGAAAAGTGGAACGCGGCAGGCGAATGGTTTCGTACAAAGGTCACAGAACCGATAAAGAATTTCTTCACAAACTTAAAAGACAGCATCAAAAACGCCTTTTCCACCGCTTGGGACTGGATAAAAGGTGTTTGGGAAAAAGCGTCCACATGGGTAAACGACAAGGTCATATTGCCGATTGCAAATTTCTTTTCGGGACTGTGGGACGGTATCAAAAACGCCTTTAAAACTGCGTTTGACTTCATTGCACACGCCTTTAAAACCTATGTCAACGGGTGGATTTTCATTGTGGAGAACTTCATTAACTTTTTTATCAAAGCCATCAATCTTTTGATTAAGGGCTTAAACAAAATCAGCTTTGACATTCCCGACTGGGTGCCGAGCATCGGCGGCAAAACCTTTGGATTCAATATCCGCGAAGTGCCCAAGGTTTCCATCCCCCGCCTCGCCACGGGCGCGGTCATTCCGCCGAACGCCGAATTCGCCGCCATTTTAGGCGACCAAAAGCACGGCAGAAACTTAGAAGCCCCTGAGGGCTTGATTCGGCAGATTGTCAAAGAGGAATCGGGCGCAAATCTTACGGTGGTTCTGCAAATGCCGAACGGCGAAGAAAAGGAAGTCTTTTCTACGAAGAATCTTACCAAAACCAACCGCCAAAACGGCAGAATTTTAATTCCGATTACAGAGGTGTAGTATGGCAGGCTTTAATCCTATACAGTCCGTAGACGGCAAATCCATTCCCGCCCCGACTTCGTATCAGTACGAGTGGGAAGATATTTCCAAATCCAACGCGGGGCGCACGCAAGACCTTGAAATGCACAAAAACCGTATCGGGCGCGTGATTGCAATTTCGCTTTCGTGGGAAAATATCAGCATTCGGGACTGCGCGGCAATTTTGCAGGCGTTTCACCCCGAATACGTCACCGTTGCCTATTTGGACGCCAAAACAGGCGGTATGGCAACACGCGGGTTCTACACAGGCACGGTGTCCGCACCTCTGTTCAATACTAAGGTCGGCAAATGGGAAAGCGTTTCGTTTAAGCTCACCACAAGGAGAAATGCATTATGATAAACATATCCCCCGGATGCTTACAGGCGTTACAAAACGACGCCGTACAGCACGCAGAAATCACGGCACGCCTGTTAAACGGCGAAACCTTGACCCTTACAGACGAGGATTTGATTTTGAACGGCTTTGAAGTCGAAAATCACGCCGTCTGTGGGGAACAGCTTGAGGTCGGGTCTATGACCGCCGCCGTATTAAAGCTGATTTTAGACAACGAGGACGGGCGGTTTAATAACATATTCTTTGCAGGCGCGGAACTGACCGTAAATCTCTTGATTCCGCTTGCAGACGGTACATCATATACTATCCCCTACGGCGTATACACCGTGGACGAACAGCCGCGCACTTGGTCTACCGTGGAATTGGAAGCATTCGACAACATGGTGAGGCTCGATATACTGTTTGACCCGCAAGGATTGGGTCAGTATATAAATTTACGAAGCCTTGTAGAAAAAGGACTGGAAAAAGCGGGACTAAACCACGACGGCACGATTGACGTGTTCCCGTCCAATGCACGCAGTCTGTTAGAGGTATCTAAAATCCAATCCGAAAACCCGATTACTTGGCGGCAGGTGCTGATGTGGTGCTGTCAGTGTGTCGGTGTATGCGGATTTGCGGACGGAAACGGCTATATTCATTTTGGGTTTTACAAAAAATACACACCCGATATTTTGAAAACGGAACTGTCGGAAAATCTCGAAACGGAAAACGGCGTTGTGCTGTTGACAGACGGTGCGGCGGCGGGCGACTTTCCGCTCCCCCCGTCCTTGCGGTTTATCAATAACATGAAGTTGGACGAATCCGACTGTATATTGACGGGACATCAGTTCAAAACCGACGATGCGCTCTATCCCGACAATGCCGTTATGGACTACGGCATTCTGACAGAAAACAACCTTGTTTTCTATGCCTTGAACGAGCGCGGACGCAGCAATACAGCAAATACCGTAAACACACTGTTAGCGGGATTTACCTACCGCCCGTTTGCCTGTGATATCATCTCTATGCCGCAGTTACAGCTGCTCGACAGTGTAGATTACTACGAAAACGGACAGCACCACCATTCTATTGTTACAAATTACACCTTCCGTCTGAACGGCTTTATGCGCATTGAAGCGAAAGCCAAATCCAAAGTACAAAAAGGCTGGGCATCTTTGGGTACGTTAACGCCGGGGCAACAGGCAATCATTGATTCCGTCAGTCGAAAGGTGGATAATACCCGTGAACAGCTTTCCAGCTATGAAAATGCGCTGCTGCTGTTCAATGAGAAAATGCTTCGTTCAATGGGGCTTTACAAGACAGCGGTAAACGACCCGAACGGCGGTATTATCACCTATTTTCACAATATGGAAACACTGGAAAACAGCGATACAATCTATATGTTCGGCGCATCGGGCTTTGCATGGACGACCGACGGTTGGAAAGACGGTAACCCCGTGTGGCATTACGGCTTTACAAGCACGGGTGACGCAATTTTAAACACCATTCACGCTTATAAGCTGTCTGCCGAACTGATTGAAACAGGCTATCTCCGCTCCCAAAACGGCGCGTCGGAAATCAATATGGAGAATGGTTCGTTCTTTTTCGGACGAGATGCAAACCATCCTACACTTAAATTGGAAGATGACGGAACACTGAGTGTCTACGGAATTATCCGAAATGGCGCGTATTCTAATTTTTCTGCATCTGTCGGACCGTCTGAACGAGGCAATAGCGGCGCGTTTACAGTAACGGATTCTACAGGCGGTTACGGTAACCTCTTCCAAGTGTATGGTGTTAAAAGCGGCTCTGATAAAGGTACGGTATGGACTGCTCCGTTTCTGTTGAATTCCGAAAAGACTAATCGTAAGGGGATAGCAATACTTCCGCACGATATATCCATATTCAACGATAATTACGACAAACAGACGCACGTTGAATGCGGTGAGGGTACGGTAGATTTAGCGGGTTCGGACGCATTTATTAAACTGTACCGTGACCAAATCAACATTTCTACAAATCCCGATAAACATAGCGCTTGTTGGTTTAATTTTTATAAACCTGAGCGAGGTAAAACACCTACGTCGTATAATTTTGGGAATGGAACCGATGGCGGGTATGCTGATGTGGTAGCCGGTGGATATCAGATGGGATACGGAAAAGGCAATTCAAAAGTTTTTGCATTTTTGAACAAAAATGATGAAACTTGTATTTGTTGTGCAGATATCAACTGTAGCGGTCAGATTGTTGGTGGGAATACCTTTGTGGACTATTTACAATCAAATGGCGATGGATATTTTTCTGGAAATGGAACATTTAACGGAAATGTTACTGCAAAAAGCAGGATAGTTGCAGGTGGTACAAATTATTGGACGGATAGTGTGCTTAGCGTCAACGGAATTGCCACTGCACATTCTTGGGATGTTGTTTCAGACCCTGACTTGAAAACTAACATCGTAAAACAAGACGGACTTAAGGCACTTGGCAAAATTTCGAAGTTGAAATTTTATAGCTATGACCTTAGGGCAGAAATTTCCAACAGCCAAAATGCGCATACCGACATCGGACTTATGGCAGATGAAGCACCCACCGAAATACAATCTTCGGACGGAAAGGGTATTGATTTATATGCCTATATCAGTCTGACAGCTAAGGCTGTACAAGAACTAACGGCAAAAATAGACACATTAGAACAAAAGATTGTGGAACTCGAAGCGGAAAATCAAGCGTTGAAGCAATAATTCAAAAGTACCCGCTTAATTTACAGTTGAGTGGGTACTTGCTTTTCCATTAGATATGTTATATAATCCCACCAAGAGGTGGTTACGGTGAAAGAAAAGTTTTTGCAGTTTTTCACAGGAAAATTAAGTAAATCCATTTATATTTCCATTGCCGCGGCGGTTGTGTGCGGAGCGGTGGTGATTACTTCCACTGTTATTGTGCATAACAACAATAAAAAGATTGATTCGGTTTTGGAAAGTCTTGCCGCTTCGGAAAGTGTGGCTGAGTTATCCTCTGAAATTGTCGCAGAGAGCATTTCCGATACAGACAATACAGAATCCTCACCGCAGGCAAAAGCACCGAACGGCGAGCCTGCAGGAGATAAGGCGTTACAATATTTAGCGGAGTATGACAAACTGACAGAAGAATATGAGAGAAAGCGAGCTGAACTGGAAAAAGAGTTGAAATATGTAAAAGAACCAGTTAAACCTAAAGCGCAAGGTGTAATAAGAGACCCTAATATTTCTGATGAAGAATATCAGCGAGAAAAAGAAAAAGTGGAAAAAGAAAACGAGAGCCGTATGGCTGTCTATGAATCTGAATGTGCATCTGTGGAAAAAGCGAATCAGCATAGTAAAGAGATTGAAAAACAACTCGATGCCCTCGACGCACAATACGAAAAAGATGTAGCCGCGCTGAAAGCAAGATATGGGATAGCGTGAAAAGCAAGGGTAGTCATTGTGACGACCCTTGCTTTTATTTCATAAATCAACCCAATCTGTTATATAATAGTAACAGAAAAATAGATTTATAAAAACAATGTGAGGTTAGGTTTGTGAAATGTTGTCAAAATAATCATTTTATTAAGCGCCGTAATACTTCTAAAAAGCAACCAAAACGTTACGTTCGGGGAAATATACGTCTATCTATTGGGAAATATAGAACTTTGTCGGAAGAAACAGAGAGACGAAATACAATAGGAAACAAACCCTTACCATAAATAAACAAGCGGCAAAAATCGCCGCTTGTTTTTATTTTGCTATTAAATCTACGATAAAGTCTATTAGAATAGTTGCTAATACTGCACTTAGCACGCCACCTACAAAGGAGCCAACCCACGTTTTTCGTGCTTTTCTTCTGTTCCGCTGATGAACTTCTTCTAATGCTGGTGCCGACGAATTAACTACATCATATATCTTTTGTAACTGTTCCAATAAATCAATGTAGCGGTCAAATTTAACATACTCTGTCTGAGCACTTAACGCTTCTTCTTTTCCTTTTTCTGTTCGCAGTTCGCCTATTTCATCATTGATTTTGTCAAGCTGTATTCGATATTCTGAATAGTAATTAGGAATCACATCTCGAATTTCATCAGGAGCATAAGCTGATAATATTTTTTGGATTTTTTCTCTATAGTTAATGCTGGTCGCATCGCATATATCGTAAAAGGCTCTGCATAAATGAGAGTTGGCTTTATCTAAATCAACATCGGCGCCCTCTGCATTGTTCTCAAGTAACAGCTTTATAGCACGGAACACATGATCCAATGTAGCACGAAATTCATTTAAAGGCTGAAGGTTTGTATTTAAATCCGGATCAGTTTCCTCTGTTACTATATATAACTTCTTTACTTCCTCATATCTCTCTAACAATTTCTTGAATTGTTCTAAATCCATATAATCCTCACACAACCTACAAAGTAATTTTACGGTAATTTTGTGTTGGCAATACGGTTACGCCGTTCCAACTCATCTTTTGTTGTCCTGTATAACCCCCTGCCAATACGTATGCCACCAGTGAAAGTCCGTTTTTGGTTTTTTTGTTTCACCTCTTGCGTTATTTCTCCTACAGGAGTGTATTCTGCGAACAAATAATTCTGTCTTGTTTTCATTTTTTTTACTTCCTTACTCAACAAAATTATATGCTTGAAAACATATAAATCCGCTCGATATGTGCTTATTTGTCACTTTTGTTATCTAAATATAACCTTTTTTTACTTAATTGTCAAGCATTGAAGCTGATTTTAGCTACATTTAGCTGCTTTTAGCTGCTTTTAACTGCTTTTAACTGCTTTTAACTAATTTTAGCGCAGATAAAGGGGTGTCTAATGATATTGGACATCCCTTTTTCAATTTCAATATACAAAAATCAAAAAGGAGAGAAAATCATGGCAAAAATCACACAACTACCCAAAGCAACCGCAGTGACGGATTCCGACATCGCGGTTATCGTGCAGGACGGCGAGACGCGGCAAATCCCGCGCACCCTACTTGCGCCGCCCGTAACGGTTGACTCGGAAATGTCCGAAACCTCGGAGAATCCCGTGCAGAACAAGGCTGTTACAGCGGCAATCCAAGACCAAGCCAACAGTTTTTCGGGACAAATGGCAGAACGAACCCCGACAGATTTGAATTTGGAAAATAACAATCTGCACCTTGTCGCAGGGCAAACCAAAATCGGCGGCGGTGTACAGCTCCGCAAAACACCCACGCTGTTAGACACGTTCACCGTTTCCGAGGGCGAAGAACCCGTTTTGTTTTTTGAAAAGAAGCTGACGGGGCAGAATTGGCGGCATGTGTGGATAAACGGC